AGCCCAGAAGAAGGTCGGCAAGGTCATGCATGAGTTCAAAACTGGAACTCTGCATTCCGGCAAGAAGGGACCTGTGGTAAAGAACAGAAGGCAGGCTGTCGCTATTGCTTTGTCCGAAGCAGGGGTCGCCAAGAAAAGAGGTAAGTGATGGCCATCTCCGGTACGAAGACGTTTGAGCTCGATGTCGCCGATTACATTGAAGAGGCATTTGAGCGGTGCGGCATTGAGATCCGCACAGGTTACGACCAGCGCACGGCGCGTCGCAGCCTTAACCTTCTTCTTGCCGAATGGGCCAACCGTGGTCTGAACCAGTGGACCATTGAAAGAGAGACAATTACTGTCACCCCTACAGGGGGCGTCAATAACGGTGGCGTGAGCTACACTCTTTCCGGTTCCACCATCGACATCATCTCAGCAATCGTCCGTAATGAAGACGGCGTTGGTACGTCCTCTCAGGCCGACCTCACCGTTGACCGCGTCAGCCGCGAGTATTACCTCAACATTCCCAATAAGTTGACCGAGGGCCGCCCCGTTCAATACTTTGTTGATCGGCAGATTACCCCTGTCCTCTACGTCTGGCCCAAGCCCAACACGACCTATTATATGGTTGTGGATAAACTTGTCCGCATGGACGATGCAGGGGCGGGCGTGAACACCCTGCAAGTCCCTTTCCGTTTCTACCCCTGCCTTGCTGCGGGCCTCGCCTATTACATCGCCATGAAGAAGGCCCCCGAACGGGTCCAGCTTTTGAAGGCTGTGTACGAGGAAGAGTTCGAGCGGGCGGCTGGTGAAGACCGTGACCGTGCGTCCCTGACGCTTGCTCCTGTCCAGAACTTCTATCGGGTGGTCTAAATGGCGCGTCATGCCACTGGCTATCAGTCAGAAGCCATATGCGACCGATGCGGTCAGATGTACTATTACACGCAACTGAAGCGTGAATGGCAGGGCTTGCGTACGTGTCCGGAATGCTGGGAATCCAAGCACCCGCAGCTTGATCCTATCTATCCTCCGACGGAGCCTCAGGCTCTGGCCAACCCTCGTCCTGACCGCATCGAGCCGATGGACGTTCCGGTTGGTCAACAGATCTTCCCGTTTATTGAGAATACCTCTACCCAAGGTGTCACAAGCGTTGGTATTGTGACCGTTACGATTGGGAGCCCGTGATGGCATGGACATACGCAACCTTGGTGCAGGCAATCAAGGATTGGACCGAGTACGATGAAACGACGTTCAACCAGAACATCAACACGTTTATTCGCAACTGCGAAGAGCGCATTATCTATGCTGCTCAGATGGAGGTGTTCCGCAAAAACGTCTCCGGATCCTGCTCTACGGGTAACCAGTATCTGGCGTGCCCCAGCGATTACCTGTCGCCCTACAGCCTCTCGATCACGTCCAGTGGTTCCAAAGTGTTTCTCTTGAACAAAGACACGGAATACGTCCAAGAGTACAACCCGTCTGGAGCCACAGGCGTTCCAAAGTATTATGCCCTCTTCGACGTGGATAACTTCATCCTCGCTCCTGTTCCTGCCTCCAGCTACACGGCCGAGCTTCACTATTACTACCGCCCCGAATCCATCGTCACTGCCGGGACGACGTGGCTTGGGACCTATGCCGAAGAAGCAATGCTTTACGGTTCCTTGTCAGAAGCTTACACCTACATGAAGGGCGAAAACGACCTTCGCCAGATTTACGAAAACCGCTTTATTGAATCGGTCAGCCGCCTCAAGAACCTCGGTGAGGGTCGTGAAAATATCGACGCTTATCGTGATGGCCTGACAAGAGTGAAGGCCAACTGATGTCGTGGGTTAATCCGGGTCAAGCCGAGGTGATGAAGGTCGATGTGGCCACTACCTCCGGCAAAGGTCATCCGCCTGAGTTTTGGGCGCACAGATGCGTTGAGCGTCTGATACAGGTCTCTGAAAACGCCCCTCCCGAAATCCGGGAACAGGCGCTGGCTTTCAGAGATCAAATGGAACACGTCATTCTGTTTCACGTGAAACGTGCTATACAGAGTGACAGGACAACAATTCAGAATGCGGTCTCAGATGCGGGGCATCCGCAACTGGCCGAACTCCTCAGGAGGCTATGATGGCGTTTACTGGCAACTTTATGTGCACCTCCTTCAAGCAGCAACTGCTTGAGGGCGCTCACGATTTCCGCTCTTCGGGCGGCGACGCTTTTTACATTGCGCTGTATACCAACAGCGCCTCGTTTACGGCGGCTACCACGGCGTACACGACGTCCAACGAAATCACCAACACGTCCGGCTCGGCCTATGTCGCTGGCGGTGGTCTGCTTTCCAACGTCAATCCGACGACGGGCGGCACGACAGCCTTCACCGACTTTGCTGACGAGACATGGTCTTCGGCGTCCTTCACGGCCCGTGGCGCGATGATCTATAACAGCACTCCGACACACACCTATACCAATCCATCGGTTGTGATCCTTGACTTCGGCTCAGACAAGACGGCTTCGGCTGGCGACTTCACTGTCGTTTTCCCGACAGCCAACTCGACTGACGCGGTTATCCGGATTGCATGATAAGCCGTGGCCGATGCTGTCGTAGTCTTTGAAGGTTGGGACCGTTCCGCCGGATGGGGTGAACTCCCCTTCGGCAGCGGCGCGGTCACTATTGGGCTTGCGACAGGGGATGTCGGTACAGTTACCGTAACTGGAGCAGCCAATGTTCTTGTCACGGGGGTCTCGGCGACAGGGGCTGTCGGTACGGTCACTGTTGCCGCTTCCGCCGTTGTCGGCGTCACTGGACTATCCGCGACAGGGGCTGTCGGCACCGTCACTGCACAGGGCGGGGCTTCAGTTACCGTCACAGGGCTATCCGCATCCGGTGGGGTTGGAACCGTCACCGCTAGTGGAGCGGCCAATGTCTCTGTCACAGGGCTATCCGCATCTGGTCAGGTTGGAATCGCTGTAGCCACAGGGGCAGCAATAGTTGCCGTCACTGGTCTGTCTGCATCTGGTCAGGTTGGTTCTGTAACCGTTGTTCCTCAAACAAATGTTTCTGTTACGGGGGTTGCGGCCACTGGTCAGGTTGGGTCTGTAACAATCAACCAATCTGCCAACGTCTCTGTTACGGGAGTTGCGGCCACAGGTTTTGTCGGATCCACGACGGTTAACCTTTCCGCAAATGTGGGCGTTACTGGTGTTTCGGCAAACGGGCAAGTTGGAAGCGTTGCCGTCGCTTTTCCTGTAACCGTCTTTGTCACGGGGGTTTCTTCGACAGGCCGCGTAGGAAGCGTTTCTGTGTCTCTTCCGGCCAACGTGCCAGTTGCAGGTGTTTCCGCAACAGGGTATGTTGGACAGGTCCTTGTGTGGGGTCAAATTACTCCCGACCAGAACCCGTCATGGGCCGGAATCGCCCCTGCACAGTCTCCCTCGTGGACGAATGTCGCCCCTTCCCAGAATCCCACTTGGACACCGATAGCCGCCTAGGAGCCGCAATATGGCAAGTACCTACTCAACCAATCTTAAAATCGAACTGATTGGAACTGGCGAACAGTCCGGCACGTGGGGAACCACGACTAACACCAATCTCGGAAGCCTTATCGAAGAGGCGATTGCGGGCTATGTCACGCAGGCCGTGACCGATGGCGCTGCGACCGTCTTGACGATCCCCAACGGGTCAAGCTCCAATGGCCGCAATTACGTCATCGAGCTCACAGGCGCGTTGACCGCTGCTCGCACCGTCGAGGTTCCGGCTGTTGATAAGCCATACACCTTCTTCAACAACACCTCTGGCGGCTACGCCGTCACCGTGAAGGTCTCGGGCCAGACGGGCGTGACCATTGCCAACGGCAAGAAGGCCATCGTCTACACCAACAGCACCGACGTCATTGAAGTTGCGAACGCTCCAGTCACGGAAGCTGGCACGCAGACGCTGACGAACAAGACACTGTCTTCTCCGACGGTGACGGGCGTTGCGACGTTTGCCGCAGGCACAGTCTCTGCTCCTGCTATCACGACGACGGGCGACACGAACACAGGTATCTTCTTCCCAGCCGCCGATACTATCGCGTTTGCGGAAGGTGGATCCGAGGCCCTTCGGATTAACAGCGATTCACAGATTGTGACTGTTGCGGGTACAGTTTCTCTGCCTGCCATTACGACCACTGGGGATCTCAACACAGGCCTCTTCTTTCCTACCGCTGACACCATCGCTTTTGTTGAGGGTGGTGCTGAGGCGATGCGCATCGACTCCTCCGGCAACGTGGGGATCGGGACGAGTTCGCCTTCCGCTAAATTGCAAGTACAAGGCACACAAGCCAGCGGAACAGCAAATGTTCTGTACCTTGATAACAGCAGCACAACTGGAACTACGCTTGCATCAGTTAGTTTTTCCAATGCTGGTTCCGTCAAAGCATCTATCGCCGCTTGCGTAGCTGGCGATGGCTACATGACGTTTAATAACAACAATAACTCTGAAAAGATGCGTATTGATGCCTCCGGCAACGTGGGGATCGGCACCAGCAGCCCCAACTATCAGTTGCAGCTTTATAAGGCGGGTGCATCTGCGAATTATTTGCAAGTTACTTCAGGTGCTACTGGCGCAGCGTCTGGTAACGGAACTCTGTTTGGCGTTGATGCGTCTGGCAACGGTATTGTCACCGTGCAGGGTGCTGTCAATTACATCACATCGGTTGCTGGCTCCGAACGTATGCGCATTGACTCCTCCGGCAACGTGGGGATCGGGACGAGTTCGCCAACTACAAAACTTGATGCTTTTGCCTCAAGTCCTACGCGCGGTCTTGTAATTGCAAACCGTGCAAGCGGGTCAACTGGCGCACAAATCCACTTTGGTCAATCAGGTGTTGCAGACTGGGCTATCGGCCAACCTGCTGGAGTTAATGCGTTTGCATTTTGGTATGGCAGAAACACCGCTTCTGATGGTACAGAAGCCGCCCGCATTGACAGCAGCGGCAATTTGCTGGTGGCATGTACAGGAACGAACGATACAGCAACGACTGGTTTGAGGTATCTGGCTGGTAGTAACGGTTATTTATCTCATACACTTGCGGCTTCCACCAATGGAACCGGAGCATCTTATTATTTGTATTCAACAGGTGCAGGTTCTTATCGTTTTTATGTTGGCGCAGGTGGAACGGTCTTCGCAACTAGCACAACCATTACGGCGATTTCAGATCAGCGTCTAAAAGAAAACATTCAAGACATTGACGTTGGTCTTGACGCGATCCTAGCTCTCAAGCCGCGTAAGTTTGATTGGAAGGCTGGTAAGGGTAAGGACAAGAAAGGTGATCGTGGGTGGATTGCTCAAGAGTTTGAACAAGTCTTTCCAGATATGATTGACACTTGGAGAGACCCCGCTCCAGATGGCGAAGAACCGTATAAAGCGGTCAATGCTGATCTCATACCCGTGCTTGTCAAAGCCATCCAAGAACAACAGGCGCAGATTGAAGAACTCAAGGCCCGCGTGGCCGCATTAGAAGGAAAGTAAACATGGCCTTGACCTACACTTGGTCTTTCCCGCAGTTTGACGTTGCCAAGGCTGAAGACGGCCTGACAGATGTCGTGAAGACAATCCATTGGCGTTACGACGCGCAGGACGGTGCTTTCAATGTCGGTGCTTATGGCACGGTTGGCCTTGGCGCTCCAAACCCGCAGGACTTTATCCCCTTTGCAGACCTGACGGAAGCTTGGGCAGTTGCGGCTGTTTCGGCTTCAGTTGACGTTCCTGCAATGGACGCTAGTTTGGCAGCGCAGATTGAAACTGCGAAAAACCCGCCCATCGTTCCGATGGCGGCACCATTTGCAAAGGCTCCGTAATGGAAAACGCACAGATCACGCTGACTCTGACAGTTAACCAGTGCAACATCATCTTGAATGCACTTGTTGCACGTCCTTATGTCGAGGTGGCAGACATTATCGCTGTCGTCAAATCTCAAGGCGAGAAAGCTGTTGCGGAACTTCAGACTATTGCGCAAGACGACACGGTACAATAACCCCGGACGAGGGTAGACGATGCCTTTGCAAAAGCTCCAGTTCCGACCCGGTATTGTCCGTGACCTGACCGGGTACACGAACGAGGGCGGCTGGCGCATTTCCAACCTTGTCCGTTTTCGGTACGGGTTCCCAGAAACAGTCGGCGGCTGGGCAAAGTACTCGACCGACCAGTTTCTTGGCACGTGCCGTTCCATGCTGAATTGGACGACCCTGATGGGCGACAATTTGTTGGGGATGGGTACGCACCTAAAATACTACATCGAGCGCGGCGGTCAGTTTAATGACATTACCCCGATCCGCAGCACGGTTGTTCTGTCCAACCCTTTCACCGCTACAAACGGGTTGTCCGTCATCAATGTCTACGACGTTGCGCACGGATGCACAGACGGGGATTTCGTAACCTTCAGCGGCGCTGTCAGTCTCGGTGGCAACGTCACGGCTGCGGTCCTCAACAAAGAGTACGAGATTACCCTGATTAACGCCGACAATTACTCGATCACAGTTGCCGTCACTGCCAACTCCTCCGATTCCGGAAATGGTGGGGCGTCAGTTACCGCTCAATACCAGATCAACGTCGGACTTGATACACAAGTCGGCGCTAATGGATGGGGCGCGGGTACATGGGGTCGTGGAACGTGGGGCAGCGGCACCACTCTTTCCGCCAGCAACACACTGCGTCTTTGGTCGCAAGACAACTACGGCGAAGACCTGATCTATAACGTCCGCAACGGAGGTCTTTATTATTGGGATGCTTCTACCGGATATAGTCCGGTTACGCGCGGCGTATCTCTTGCCTCACTTTCGTCAGATCCCACCACGCCAACCATCGCTTCTCAGGTCATCGTCTCGGATCGTGATCGTCATGTGATTGCATTTGGTGCCAATCAGGGTGGGTCCACGGCCCAAGATCCATTGCTCATTCGCTTTTCGTCACAAGAAGACCCTTTCACTTGGACAGCAACGGCGACAAATACAGCAGGTGATTTGCGTCTTGGTAGCGGCAGCGCAATCGTAAAAGCGGTTGAAACCAAGCGTGAAATCTTGGTGTTCACTGAACTTGCTCTTTACTCGATGCAATATGTCGGACCGCCCTACACATTCGGTATCCAGCAACTTTCTTCCAACATCAGTATCAATGGCTACAACAGCCTTGCCGCTATTGACGACACCGTCTTCTGGATGGGTGACAGAGAGTTTTATGTTTACACGGGTAAGACAGACCCGCTGCTCTGCCCGTTGAAAGACTATGTCTTTACGGATTTCAACTACAGTGAACGTGACAAAGTCTATGCGGGCTTGAACTCAGAGTATAATGAGATCACGTGGTTCTATCCCTCCGCAAACTCAAGTGAGAACGACCGCTATGTCACGTTCAACTACAAGGAACAGGTCTGGACGTATGGGAATCTTGCTCGCACGGCTTGGCTTGACCATGGGGTCCGCGAATATCCTCAGGCCGCAAGTCCGGACAACTATATCTACAACCATGAGTTTGGTACGGACGACGGCAGCACGACTCCGGCAACTCCTCTGAACGCCTACATCGAAAGCTCGCCTCTTGATATTGGAGACGGAAATCAATTCTCGTTTGTGCGTCGTATCATTCCAGATGTGACGTTCATCAACGCGACAAACGATCCGCGTCTCGACCTGATCATCAAGACGCAGAACTATCCGGGGTCCAATTACCAAAACGGTTCCGATTCGGAAGTTCTTCGCACGGCCACCGTTCCTGTTGAGCAGTACACTCAAGTCAAGGATATCCGTTTGCGCGGCCGCTCGATCATTTTTCGGGTCGAAAGTAATCGCGTCGGAACCTGTTGGAGACTTGGTTCTCCTCGTATCGAGATCCAAGCAGATGGGCGTCGCTGATGGATGTCCGCCTTATCCCGCCGATCTTTACCCGTGCTCCGGCGCAGTACGAACAGACATACTTTAACGATCTGATCCGCGCTTTGATCAGCCTGATCACGTATATCCAAGCACCGGGCGAAGGACGGCAGACTACGATTGTGTTGACCAATCTGGCCAGCAATGATTCGGGCCTTGAACCGGGAACCATTTTCCAAGTAAACGGCGTTCTTCGGATCCCGTTGGTATACAGTCCTTATGTGGCCGGGCTGTCTGCTACAGGGCGGGTTGGCTCGGTAACAGTAACAGTCTGAGGCTTGTTTTACTGGTCTCAAAAGGGTAGATTTGTCGGCGAACCCTCAGGCTTTGTCCTGCCCCATCGCCGTGTCGGCGCTTAAAAACGCTCATAGGGAAAGTCTATGCAGGGTACAGAGCTTCTTCGAGATCCTAGTTTTGCCCAGACGCTGGAACAATCACCGTTCCAAGCGAAGGATTTGCCGGGTCTATCCACAGCCGTTGCGGACACTTTTGAAAAACTTTCCCCTGATCAGCGGAAAGAACTAAAGGCAGTCCTCGATGAACTGGACGACCTGTCAGAACAGGAACTGGAATCGTTCCTTCGTCTGATCGGGTACGTTGAACAGGACCCTAGTCAGTACCCTAAACTGGTCAAGCAACTGGTCGAGACAGGCGCTTTCTCTCCTGAGGATGTCCCCCAGCAGTACGATCCGAACCTGATTGCTGTTACAAAAGCTCTTGTAGGACAAGCACTTAGGCGCGTCCGCGCAGTGTCGTCCCCGACCTTTGCTAAGGGCGGCATTGTTTCCTTGAAAAAGGAAGCGTCAAAAATTGCCGCTGCGGGTCGTGGTGGCGATACGATCCTTGCCCACATCAATCCGATGGAAGCCGACATGCTTAAGCGCATGGGCGGCAGGGGCACGATCAATCCAAAAACGGGTCTTCCCGAGTTTGGCTTTTGGAAATCCCTTGGAAAAGTCCTTAAGGTTGGCGCGCAGATCATTGGAACTGTTGCCCTTTCGGTAATGGGCGTCCCGCCTATTCTTGCGGGCGCTATTTCTGGGGGCGTCACCTCTTTGCTGTCAGGTGCCAAACCAGCAGACGCTTTGAAGAGCGCGCTTATGGGCGGCCTGACTGCTGGTATCGGAGCGGGCATCAGCAGCAGCCTAGCAGGCGGGAGCTTCTTTGAAGGCATCAGCAAAGGCTTTGTGTCCGGAACAGCCCTCCCCGGCTCAGACCTGTTCAAACAAACCTTTGGGCTTGGGGATACCGCTGGCGCTGCCGGAGAGGCTGCCGCTGGTGCCGCTGGTGCCGCGACCCCCGGAAACGTGCCGCTCCCTCCGAGCATCAAAGAAGCCATTGGGCCAGAAGCTTATGCCTCTCGCGTAGCTGAAATGAACGCCCCTGTAGCCCCACAGGTTGGCGTAAAAAGCCTTTTTGACAGTGCGGCTGGTTGGGTTAAAGCAAACCCGATGACTGCTACGTTGGGCGCTGGAGCACTGCTTCTTGGCATGGGTCAGAACAAGGAAGAGATCAAACCCAGCCTTGTTGGCGGCGGCAAAACTGGGACAGACCTTCTTGGTGAAAAACCTGAGACGTACGGTTTCAATGCAGCAAAGTTTGCTCAGGTATATCCACAATCTCCACCGTCAGTATTTCCGGGCGGGGGTTATATTTCTCCGACAACCCGGTTTGCTCCAGCCACGTCTCCTAACTTTGGTCAGGTCCGCTATCCGACGACGGGCATTATGTCCGCTAAAGCGGGTGGCGCAATCCACGGTCCGGGGACCGGGACCAGTGATTCGATTCCAGCCCGTCTCAGCGACGGTGAGTTTGTGATGACAGCCAGAGCCGTCCGCGGCGCAGGCAAAGGCGACCGCATGAAGGGTGCTCGTAAGATGTACGAGCTCATGCATAAATTTGAACGGATGGCGTAACCATGGCCGAGACTACGATCCAAGAACAAATAGTCCGAGAATCTCCAGAGATCGAAGCCTATAAGCTTGGTCTTTTGCAGTTGGCTAAACAGAGGGCCGAAACCCCTGTAAATATTCCAGCCATGCAAGCGGCGGAACTTACCCCGCAGCAGACACTGGCTTTACAACTGGCGGGTGCGGGTATTGGTTCGTACGCTCCATACATGGAATCGGCTGGTCAGGCTTTCACCAAAGCCGCTGAAGGCTATGGTGGTCTTCCCCAGTATGGTCAGGCTGGCATGGAAGCGGCAAATACCTATGGCGGTTTGGCCACCATGCTGGGTACATCAGGGACGCAGGGGTATGACCCGCGTACGGTCCTTGATTACATGAATCCCTATCAGGAAGCCGTTACCCAAAAGGCTGTTGCGGAGATGGGCCGTCAGGCTGAAATCCAGCAGCAGGCTTTGTCGGCGCAGGCTGTGAAGGCCGGGGCTTTTGGCGGCAGCCGTGAAGGTGTGCAACGGGCCGAGCTCGGACGTAATCTTGCCGACGTCCAATCCAAACGCATCTTGGAAGATTACTTCGCCAACTACAGCCAAGCACAGAATGCTGCAATGAACGCCTTCGCCAACCAGCAGGCACGTGCTCAGTCGGCAGGCAACATTGCTCTTGGTGCAGGCCAACTCGGCTTGCAGGGCGCGACGCAGGCTGGTGGCTTGCAGCAGGCTAGTGCTGCGGGTATCGGCACACTTGGTCAGCAGACCGCGGCCCTTGGTCAACTGCAATCAGGTCTTCAGCAGGGCGACGTCTCGTTTCTGTACAACATCGGTTCGCAGCAACAGCAGCAGCGTCAGAAGGAACTGGACGCAGCGCGTCAAAGCTCCTTGCAGACGGCTTACGAGCCGTTTCAGCGTATCTCGTTCCTGTCCGACATCTACAAGGGTGCGCCTTCGTCGCAACAGACGATTAGTCAAAGCACAGCCCCGTCGCCGTCTCTCGTTTCACAGGTCGCTGGTCTCGGCACAGCCGGACTCGCCGCCTATAATCTTGCGAAGTAAAACATGGCCAACGATCCCGTCCTTCAACGCTCGATGTTCCAGAAGCAGACGTCTGTCGCGCCGTCTGTCGGTCTTGGTATCGATTCCGTCACCACGCCGGATCAGAATGCCAAAGCACTGAAGAGCATGTTCCAGCCGACGGTGTCGCTCGGCATGCCGACGCAGATGCTTCAGCAAGAACAACAGCCTGTTCAGTCGTTCCAAGAAGGCGGTCTCGCTATACCCCTCATTGCCCAGTACAACTTCCGCAACCGTCAGTATCAGAACCCTCCGTCTTACGCCGAGCGTACAGACCCAGCCCAGTTTGAGGCTGATCGTCCTGCGAGAGAAGCCGCTGCCGCTGCCAAGAAGGAAGCCGAATCCGCTCGCTATGCGGCCGAAGCCGACCGTTACCGTATGCTTAACGCCCAGCGTCGTCAGGCTATTGATGACGCGGACGCTCTTGCCCGTTATCCGGCTCCAAAAAGCCAATTCCGCAGAGACGTCGAATCTGTTCTCCCTTCTCTTCCGACAGAGGAACGAGTCAGGAAAAATGCAGAGGACTTCGCTCGCATAAGAGAAGCTCGTCAAAATGCCTTGCAGGAGCAACAGACCGCTCTTGAAGATTACCGCAAAGGATCTCCGGGATCTGCGGTCGGAGATTATTTCCGCTCACTGACACCAGAAGAACTTAAGGCGCGTGCGGAAGAGCGTGCGGCGGCTGAAAGGAAACTTGAAGCCGAAGGTGCTAGGATAGGGTCAACCTTTACCCGAAGCATGGATGCCGTGGCGGCCCCTCGTCGGGGCATTGCCTCTGTCGATATGTCTTCCGGCATGGGCGGCGGCGAAGCCTACAGTGCTGACCCGGCTCGTTCGATCATGTCCCAGATGCAGGGAAAAGAACCGCCACCTCCTCCGCCTCCTGCGGCAGAAGCTCCCGCCCGTGAACGTGAAAAGGGGCCTTTGTCGGTGATTCTTTCCGACATCAAGGCAGAACGCGCAGCCGAACGCCGCGAGAACGCTCTTCTTGCTCTGATGCAAGCAGGCTTTGCTATGGCCGCGGGCCGCAGTCCAAACGCCATCAGCAACATTGGCGCAGGCGGTCAGGCGGGTATCGGTGCCTTTGCTGCCATGGAACGTGCAAGCCGTGAAGACGCCGCTGCGCGTCGCCGTGAAGCTATCCAGCTTGATCTTGCCAACCGCCAGCTTGAGAAGGATCCGGAAGCGGTCCGGACCTACGCAATTCTCGGCGGCTACAAGCCCGGCGATCCGAAAGAAAGCTATTCGGCTGCGGTTGCCAAGGGCTTCAACGCCACTCAGTCCAAAGAGGGTCCGAAACTCGCTGCGGCTATTATCAACAACCCGATGTCCTCGCAGTTCTATTCCCAGCAAGAACTCAAAGACCTTGCAGATTATGCAAGAAGGGGAATTATTGGTATGGGCGCAGCAGGGAAGGAAGCTTTTCCCGGTTTCTCTGGTACAGTAGTGACTCCTCCCGCAAAATAATGTTTTCCTTTGGGGTGTCAGAGAATGCCTACTTTTAACGTCACCGCTCCAAATGGTCAGGTTTTCCGAGTTGACGCTCCAGAGGGTGCGACGGTTGATCAGGCCATTTCTTACGTGGCAACGGACCTCTACCCAAAGTTCCTCGAAGAGAACAAGCCGAAGCCCGAACGCGGCATCGGCCAGTTGTTTACACAAGGCTTTGGCCGTGGCGTAGAGCAGACGAAAGTTCTTATGGGCGACTACCTCCCGGCTCTTGCTGGTCGAGGTGTCCAACGCGCTGCCGAATCTCTTGGTGCTGAGGGCGTCGCTGGTGCAGCCGGATCGTTTGCCGAACGTCAGCTTCGCGAAGCCGCTCAAAGCGAAATGGATATTGCCAAGAAGTATCCGCGCGAGTTTCAGTCCTACGAAGACATCACTGGTCCAGTGTCCGCTTTGCGCTATGGCGCAGAGGCGCTGGGCGAAGGTCTGCCCTCCATTATTCCCGGTCTCGTTACAGGTGGCGCTGGCGCTATTGCGACACGCGGCTTGCAGGCTGGCGCACGCGCTGCTGCTACAGCATTGGCCACTGGTGCAGGCTCTGCTGCGCAGACCGTTCCGGAAGCCTATGCCTCGATCTTGAAAGAGACAGGCAAGGAAGAGATCGGCGCATCCCTTGTTGCTGGTGGCATCAACGCCGCTCTCGAATCCATCCTGCCCGCCTCAGTCATCGGAAAGATGTCGGGTCCGGCAAAGGACGCTCTCGTTGGCTCCATCAAGCGCCGTCTGGGTCTTGGCTTTGCTGAAGGCGCGGCAAAGGAAGGCCTCACTGAAGGCATGCAGGAAGCCGTTAACCAAGCGGCCATCTCCTTTGTCGATCAGAACAAAGAGTTCTTCACGTCGCAGAACTGGAAAGAAATTCTCGATAGCTCGATCCGTGGGGCCATCGTCGGCGGTCCGGTGACCGGGGTCAGCAATGTCGTTCTGGGTCGTCAAGAAACTCCGCCCACGGCCCCTGCACAAGAGCCTGTTGTTGAAGCGCCTCCCGTTACTGAGGAGGGTCCAGAGCTGGAGAAGCAGGGGCCGGAACAATTCATAGGTCCAGAGCCAGAGCAGCAGGGGCCGGAACAATTCATAGGTCCAGAGCCAGAGCAGCAGGGTCCGCAGCAACCTATTGGTCCGGAACCTGAGAAGCAGGGTCCGCCAGAACTCCAAGGTCCGAAAGCCCCTTCAGCTCCCGCTGAAGGCGTAACTCCTGTGCCCGCTCCGGTAGAGGGTGTTACTCCCGCTCCCGCTGAAGGCGCAGCTCCTGCCCCTACTCCGGCTCCGGCTCCTGCCCCTACTCCGGCTCCGGCTCCTGCCCCTACCCCTACCCCTACTCCAGTTCCGGTTGCAGAACTTCCCGTCTTTGATTTGCCAAAGCCTTTGGCTGGGGCAAATCCTATGTATGGGTTTGGCACTACGCAGTTCACCCCGCAGTTTGTTAATGGGATCGACAAGGCCCTTTACATCACAAGCCAACCAAAAAAGTCAGCGAGCGATGAGAAGTATCGTCAGTTCCTAAAAGCTCGTGGGTTTAACGACGCGATGATCAAGACCTTTGGCAAAGGTATTCGTGATCACTTGAGAGGTCTGGCTCAAGCCGCGATCAACGACGGGCAGAATGGTGGTCCGTTGCCAGTGGACTTTATGCGTTCTACCGGAGAGGTCTATCAAGCCATTCTTGATATGGCTCCAAAGGCTCCCGCTGGTCCGATTGTTCTTACTCCCATTCCCACTGCTCCGGCTGCCCCTACCCCCGCCGAACCAAAGAAGGCTCCGTACACACCGAAGCCTCCTCCACCCATGCCTTCTGGATTTGGCGGAGTCCCTTCCGGGGTCAAGCAGGATCGTGCGCAAATCAGAATGTCTCCCCGAGTGGAGCAAATTCTGGAGGAGGCCATTCCGGGATCGTCAGGCGTTATGCGGACCTTGATCCAAGGATTTCTTCCGGGAACTCGGGTTCAGGTCAAAGCTCAACGTGTGTCCAAAGCTTTTGGAAATGTTGACACAACCATGGGTTACGCCCCAGCCGACAAGCCCCAGTTCCTTGTTCGTCTTGACGTGGATAGAATCCGCAAAGGAATGACGGACCCACAGTCCGCTAAGGCCTATCTTCTAAAAACAATTTTTCATGAGCTTTCTCATCCGATTGAATACACACATCTTGCAAACTCCAGCCCTGACGTAATTCAATCCGTCATTGACCAATACGCAAAAGAAAAAAACATTTCGTCCGTGGAGCGTTTTTTCCATTATCGGGCGCTGCTTAATCCAAGTAAGGTCAACGACCCAGCGTTTATGGAAAAGACCTTGAAGGCGGCTGGTCTTACGCGCGAGCAGTACGAAGCCTTTATAAAAAGTGACGCTAAAAAAGTTCCCGTTGAAGCGGGTAAAGAAGTTACTAAAACAGAGGTTGGTGAGGATTATCAACGCTCCTTTAGCGAATGGATTGCTGAAACTGGCGCTCGTTGGATGGCAAAGGAACTTGAGAACCTTGTTCCAAAGACCACCTTTGAGAAGTTTCAGAAGTCCGTTCTCGACAACCTCAGAAATCTGTACCAGACGATTTCTAAGATGCTTGGTGTCAAGCCGACGGAAGGCGCGTTTCAAAAACTTCTTCGCGACATTTACGGAAATCGCGTCACTACTCCTCGCGCACGAGAAATCGCTAACAATACTCCGGGTTACGAAAAGGTAGTCAGGAAGTCTTCGTCATTTGACAACACCTCTACGTCTACAAACAGCATCATCGGTCTCGACTCCAAAGAAGAGTCGATTGCTAAAGAAACACCGCAGCAGCGCAAGGCCCGTCTGGAAGCTGAAAAGTATCCGGAAGGAATGCGCGATCTCCTGTTCGTAGTTCAGCGTGAAGATAACTCGATCACTGGCTGGTTCAACAAGTTGTTCCGCAACATCGTTGGGGCCAATGCGGGGGAAACTCTTGGCCGCGCCCTGTTGCGCAACACCGTGCTGTCCAACCTTCCGTTCCTTGAACGGATGGAGACACGCAATCTCGGCAAGTTCTTGGAAAGCCACCAGAACGCTACTGGCCGCGTGATGGGTGTCGTCAGCATCGGCCCGCTGGGTTACAACCCCGCTACTAAGTCGTTCTTCTACCACGACACCAAGTCAGACAAGTCTCTCATGAAGATCTTTGAGAAGATCGGCGTCGAGAGGATGGAACAAGCGCAGCTTGTTATGCTTGCGCAGCGCGAACTTGCTTTGCGTGCGGCGAACCAAGGTCAGGGTGGCTTGAACATTCTGGATAAGAAAACTGGAAAGCGTGTTTCCAGTGAAGCCTTGCGCCGAGTGGTTGCCGCTGCTGATCAGGATATCCTTGAAGCAAGCAGGGAGTTCCAGAAGTTCAACGACAAGATGGTGGAGATGTCTGTTCAGACAGGCCTCATTCCGCGTAACCTTGCCGAACGCTTCAAGACCCTGATGTACACCCCGATGTACCGCTATCAGGACGAAGAACTGAAGCGCAATCCGAACATCACTCTAGGTGGCGACATCTACGACGCCATCAAGAACCCAGAAGGCATCAACGCTTTTACCCAGACACTCGGTGGTGGCGGCGCAGTTCATGCCGACCTCTACGAAAACATCCTGCGCAACTACAACTCCATTGTTAGCGCAGCCGTGCGTAACGTCGCATACCAAGA